TTTCATCACTCCAAATTTCTGGAATGAAGTTAGCTGCTGTGGTGGTGGTTACGTGGTTAGTACCGAGTGCCATTTTAAAAGTCCTTGATTAAATAAAACAAAAGTTATTTGATACGGCCTTCTGCGTATGCAGCCATAATCTCCGGTTGGAGGGCTTCATAACGATCAGGGTCTCGCATCCTGAGCTGAATAAGGTCAGTGCGTCGATAGATCTTTTTAGAAGATTCACCAGTGCCACCTACGTCAACACTTGCTGCTTTTAGGGACTGCTGACGCGCTGTATTATCCACAGCAGCGACTTGCTTAGTCTGTACTTGCTTCAACTGTTTATAGGTAGACAACAACTCATGCGCACTGTCAAAATCATATTCACCGTCTGCTTTAGCGTATAAGCCCATACGGACAGGGGATTGTTTTACCCACTCCGCAAAGCCTGCATCTTGTACGACCTGCTGGAAGTCAGGATGTGTAGCTGCTAGCTTTTGTTGAATATTCATCCGTTTGAACTCTTGAGTAGCTTGTTTAGCTGCCAAGACATCAGGATGTCGATTGACTGTGTTCTGAATTGCTTTCTGAGGATCTTCAAAGAAATCTACTTCAGGCTCTTCTACAATAGGTTTGTGGTTGCTTTGGAGGTTATGCTTGATAAGGTCATCAGCGAGTCGTCGAACTTCACCAACCTCTTGAGCTTGCTTACCGATTAGCTTTTCAGCCTCTTGGTGCATTCGGATAATGTCGTCTACGCTTTTACCCTGATATTTCTCAGGAACAGCAGGCTTGGTATCCTCAACTACAGTTTGCTCAACAGTTTGCGAAGGCTCGTTCTCTACTTGATCAAAATTACCTTGCGTCTCTTCTTCATCTACTAACATATTTCCCTTTCCTGCCAACTAATGTGGTTCTAGGAGTCTTTTAAAATAAACTCGGTCACTAAGTAACTTATGAGTTCAACTTTTGTTCTTGGGCGAGTTTTTCATTTCGCTTACGAACCCATGAATCAGAGGCTGTCGGGAAAGAGCCTGAGCAACCTTCTAAATTCAATCGTATTGCACTAATAACCCTTGTTGCGTCTTGACCACATTTACTACAGGGTAGGTGTGTCGTTGTGTCGTCAACAAAAGCTTCAATGCGATGTGAGTTAGCACACTCAAATTCAAATATACGACGAGCCATTTAATGTGACTCCTCATCTTGTTTTTGAATTTCTTCGTAAGCCTTCTCGTACAACCCTTTCAGGCCGTATAACCAGTTCAAAATATCCAGCTGTCCACGACGAAAGTCTAATGGGTGTGTTTCCGTGACAGCAGATAGTTTGTCGTAGCTATTCTTTACACGCTCGATGTCTTCCATCAAATCCTTCCACCCTTGAGTGGACATCATTGAGAAAGAATCTTCGTAGAAACGGGCTAGTTCTTTATCCATATAGGAGAACCTAATAGTTAATAAGGTTGAACTTTAAACTATATTTGTCTAATTGTCAACCCCTTTTGAGTACTTTATTGTAAATTATTTTGCTTATTTAGCATTTGCATAGCAGCAATACGCTCATTCGAAGCAATATCTTGTACTTTAAGGTTAACATTCTTCTCTTTGAGCATCAAATCAGCTAATTTCAAGCGTTTCTCAAAGTCATCACCTTGATTCAGGTTAGTAGAAGCTGCTGTGACCATCTTTGCTTGGAGTTCCACAGGAGCCATCTGTGTCTCTACCTGTGTCTGCTGTGCATTAGCCATCTTTTCAGCTGTTTGAGCCTGTAACAAAGCCAACTGAGCTTGTGCCAGCTGTAATTTAAGCTGTTCTTGAGCCATTTGAGCTTGCTGTTGTTCAGGATTAGGCTGACCCATCTTGTCTAGCTCAGCCATCATCTCGTAACGGTTGCTCAGAGAGCTGTTAGATACGATACCCTTCAAAATCACAGGTAAAACAGGGGTATTAGGGCCAAGAGTCTGCAACAAAGCAATAAACTGCTGTTGTTCGTACTCACGAGCCATGATGCCCAAAGTAGCTGTAGGGATAAAGTTCATGTCAACTGAGGGATAACGCTCAGGATCGAACTGCATATAACGGAAAGCAGCCTTCTTGATGAAAGGCATCAGGAAATCTTCTTGGAAGTTGGTAAGAGTACGCTTGTACTTCTTGATAATCGAGGCAACAGCCATCGAAATACCACCTTGACCTGCGTCACGAGACACAGAAGACACCATACCTTGAGAGTCCAGAGTACCTGTAGCCTGCAAAAGCATACGCTCAAACTCTTTAGAGGTAGCTAGGTTGCTAGTACCTGTCTGACCGAAGGTAAATGGATACAAGATCTCTTGTGGAGCACCGTTAGTCAAAATAGCCTTGCCGGGCTTAACTTCGAACTTAGCACCACGTGGGAGACGTGTAGCATCCATAGCGATCATAGGAGCGCTTGTAAGGGCCAGAGAGTCCAAATGGCTACGGATCTGTGCGTCCACTGCCTTTTGCATGTTGTAGGCCTTCTCAACCGTACCACGACCCAACAAACGATTAGGTACTGTGTCATCTTGATACAAGACAACAGGGCGATCCTTCATCATGTAAGGGTTCTCTTCAGCCTTTAAGAGCAGAGAATCATTACCGATCACAATGATAGCTTCAACCAAGTCAGCGTAGTCATCCACTGAGGAGTCTTCAGGGAACAAGTCAACAACTTCCTCACCCTCTTTATTCTCAAGCTGCATCAAGTACTCACGAGGCACTAGACCGTAGTAAGTCAGAAGCTTAACCTTGTCATCCTTGAACTGAGTGGACTCTTGTGTAGCCTCAAGGGAGTCCTCAGAGTACATAGGACCAATGTCTACCTTACGATAGATACCGTCTTCCATGCCTTTGACAATCTTGTGCATCGAAACGTACTTCTCGATAGCAACACCCATACACTCTTCAATGGATGTACCGTTAGGGTCAAACAAGAAGTTCTTAGGGTTAACAGGTACAATCTTCACTGCTGTACGAGGCTTTTCTTGTACGCCAATGGCTGCTTGACCCATAACACCGGGGATAGCTTGGGTGGCTGGAACGTATTCGATCTCATCTTTAACAACGATCTCACCGATACCTGTACCGTAGATCTCAGCCATCAATTCAATCTGGTCAATGGACTTACGGATCCTGTCTTTAGAGAAATCCTCCATCAACTGAGCTTTAAGCATCTCCACGTCAAGCTCTTTACCGTTAACGTCTTGGAGATCATCCTCAATATCGAAGAAGTCTCCTTGACCGAAGATAGCTTCCATGATCTCAGCGTGACGAGTCTCAACAGCCTGCTGAGTAGCAGGGGAGACTAGCTTAGAACGCTCAGAGTCACGTGTCTTATCACCTGCGGCCCACTGACCACGGAAGATGCGCTCGTACTCTTCCCACGCATCTAGAAAGTTAGTATCGCGGTAATCTCGCCAACGGTCACAATGCTCAACAACGAAGCTAGTGAGTTCTTTGTCGGACTCAGTAGGCTCTTCCCACTTCGTACCTTCGTTGTTATCCATATTTTCTAAAGCCATAGGTATTAGTTATTTCTATTTAAGTATTAACGGGACTCTACACTATTTAGTTTACTTTGTCAAGTCTTATTTTTCTTTAGAAGCCAGAGACGCTATCCAAAGGTTCCCAGTCGTCTTCCTCATAATCGGCTTGGTAGCTAGTCACAGCGATCTGGTCAATATAAGATAGAGCGTCAACCCTATCATCGTGAACCCCAGCTGTGGGAAACATACAGATCTGGTCAAAGGTTTCACCCCAATCTTCATCCTCGTTGAAGGAGATACGCCCATGCTCAAACCTACCTTGTAAAGACCAGACAACACGGTCTTGCTTTCTCTTGTTGCCGTGAGTCAGATCAGAGATGTGAACGTAGACATTATTTTTACGCATCAGATCGTTTAGGAAAGGTGCTACAGCGTTCTTTAAAGCTCCCTTCTCGATACCTACTGCGATAGGTTTATAGTCCCTGATAACAGCTAGAATCTTAGCTGCTGTGGCTTTAATATCCCACCTACCAGCTTCAATCTTCTTAACCCACCAATCACCATTGTCTTCAATCTTGACGATGGCAATAGCTGATTCATCTAGCCTAGACTTAGAAGCATTAGGGTTTTTACCTACTTCCTCAAAGCCAGCTAAGTCGATAGCAATGACGTACTCACCGTAACTAGGCTCTGGCTTAGTCTTCAGCCATTCTTCTTTAAAGACATCTTGACCGGCGTTATCAAAACTGGCTAAAAACTCTTGTTTAAAAGAAAAAGAACTTAGTGTTTTCTTGGCTGACTCAATCTCAGCAGGGTCAATAGTTGGGTTATCAAAGGTTGTCTTATGCCAAGACTTCCAGTCCATATCTTCTTGATTCTGTCCGATTTTGTATAGGTCATAAAACCAGTTACGTCCGCTAGGAGAACTAATAAACCAAGCCCCACCTTTCAAGTCAGACAAAGCAGGACGAATAATTCTAGACCAGAGGTTATCATCCTTAATAAATGCTGCCTCATCAATAACAGCAAAGTGAAGCTTTAAGCCTCGAAGGGTATCAGGATTCTCAGCTGATCGTAAGTGAATCTTAACCCCTGTGACCAAGGTGATATCCAAGGAGTTCACATGAGCTGATTTGATTACTTCTCGCCCTTGTTCGAGAATAGCTTCCCAAGCAATTTGTCTAACCTGAGACTGCGTGGGTCCAACATACAGAACAGCAGAGCCAGCAGGAGCTTCAAGGCCAGCAGCAATAATTTTTTTAATTGAGAGATTTGATTTACCACATCGACGACCAGCAGCGATTACTTTAAAACGATGAGGATCTTGCCACACCTCTACTTGCCAAGGGAGCAATGACCAGTTCAAATTAGCCATTACTCTACGTCCCTGTACTCAGTATCAGAGATATCATCTAACGTCTCAATGACAGGCGTAGCCCCTAAGGAACTAATGTTGATAGAAATAGACGGCATACCACCGCCTTGTTTGACTTGTTCAAATGAGGATACCGGCACGATACGATCGACTATGAGCTTCCAAGCTGCACTCTGGGCCTTATGATCGTTATCTAAGGCAGCATCGAAGATAGCTTCTAAGACTCTAGCTGACTTGGGGGAGTTAAGCATACGAGCTTTAAACTCATCCATGATGGCTTTATCACCTGCTGGACGACCACGTAACTCTCTATGACCTTTTTTCTTTGCTACTATCTCACCCTTCTTGGGGCGGCCTGCTTTACGCTTCTGTGGTTCTTCTTGCTGTGTCATCTTTGTCCTTAGTGGAGATGATAATAATAGTAAGGGATAACAATAGGGATACCCACTACTATGAGTACTATAGAGATCTAAGACATTAACTTAGAAGCAAGAATCTAAATGAAGTATATACTTACTTATTGCCCTCTTGTGTCCAACTTAGGAAGGAAGACATTAGAGTAACTCACTTAGAAACTTCCTGTATTAACTGAGTAGCCTGTCTACTTAGTCTTCATTTGAGTTCTTGGAAGGATTACCTTCATAGGGTATTCTATACCTATTTTCTAGAATGTCAAGTACTTTATGATATTTATTTTATAGTCTTACATGATTAGAGTGTAGACTCTAACTTCTATCTTCATAGTGCTCTTGTGTCCACTTTCATAGCCACTCATGAGGTCTATGACAGGCTCCTGTGTCCAGATTAGGTCTACATTACGTATCTATTCAGACCTGTCCCTAATTATTATGTTAAGTTCTATGATTTCATTAACTTTTTAGTCTTTAAGTATCTATTCCTCTATTGACTTTTTTGTATGCTTTAGAGGCTCCCACAAAAGTAAAACATAGCAGCTACCCCTCCCCCCCTATCAAGTACTACCAAGATCTCCATAGGTCTGAGCTAAGTTAGTGAGTACTTACTTAGTTACCTGACTAGAACCTGACTAGACAGAGTGAGTAGCTATGAAGCACCTATTTAGATACACCTAAGCACCTATCAAGTAGACAAACATAAGCAACTAT